TTATCTCGTCGGCTTGACGACCTCTCCGACCCTCCGGTACACCTTCTGCGTAATCTGCTTACTCGTGTGTCCAAGCAGCTTGCTGGCGTCCTCCAGGCTCGCAATTTCGCTTGCCGCTTTCGGTCGGATATCCCGAAACTGAAACGCTTTGATGCGAAGCGCCAGATCGGCGTTGCGGTCTTTCTCGGCCAGCGCCGCCGCCGTTTCGCGCGCCCCGTCGAAACGATCGCGCAGCATTTTCAACGTCAACCGCTGCCCCTGTTCTGTGCACACCAGCGCGCCGGTCATGGACTTGACTGGCCGCGCCATCAGTCGCTCGACGCATGCGCCGAGTTGCGTCGGCTCGCCATCTACGTGCAGCCGGATTCTGAGAGTGTGCGCCGTCTTGTTCTGCAGGACGTGGAGTTCATCGTTTCGAATGTCGAGCTTGCTCATCTTCAGCACGTCTGCCGGACGTTGCCCTGTGAGGTACGCCAGGTCCATCGCGTCGCGCAGCACCTGGGTGCCGGCGGCGAACACGGCATCCCACACGTCCGCCTCGGCATAATAGTCCCGAGGCACCTCTTTGTTTTTCCGGACGCCGCGGCAGGGATTGTCACGCTGCGTGAAGCCCCACTCGCGCGCCATGTTAAACACATGCGACAGCAGCGCGATCTCGCGGTTGGCGCGCACTGGTGCCGACCTGGCGTCCCGATAGCGGGCAATGTCCTGCGGCTTGATTGCGTCGATTGGCGCCGCGTCGAAGACCGGACGCAGCTGCGAGAGACACAATCTGTTCTCGCGCTGCGTCGATGGCTTCTTCTTCGGCAGGATGTCGCGCACGTACTGGTCGAACACGTACCGCATGGTGGATGCATCATCCGGCACCGGTGCGCACTCCAGCTCAGCCCACTTCCGCTTGGCGGCCGCTAAATCTGTGCCTAGCGCAATTTCTGTTCGCTTGCCTGCCTCGTCGCGGCCGTTGTAGTAGTAGCCAATCCAGACCAAGCCTGATTTTAGTCTTCTCTTCCGCGCGAGCATGCGCGGCGGCAGCTTCTTGCCGGTGGTCTTTGGTCTCATCGTCTGCCTATTATCGAACGTTGGTCACGTCCATTTGCCATCCTGTCGCCTCGGGCGCCATCAGTGCGGCGGGGTTGATCCCGGCCAGCTTCAGCCGAGCGTACAGCCGGCCGACCTTCGGCACCTTCGCATGGTTCAGGATAAATACCCACCCGTTGCTTTTCAGCCAATTGACCTGGTCGTTGCAGCGGGAGCACCCGGATATGTCCTTGATCTCATCTTCGCTCAGGGTCTCGGATGGTAGCGACAGTTCAAATATTGCGCTCATGCGCTACCTCCTGATTGTGACTGGCCAATATGGCCGTGTAGCATTTGCTATGGAATGCCTTCTTCGCCAGAAGCCCGCCGCCGGGCAGCTGGGCGCGCACGTACTGTTCGCCGGCGCGCACGGTGAGGCCGCAGCCGGCGCACCGGTGCTGGCGCCGCGCGGTGAGTGTGAGGTCGCTCAGGTTCACTGCATGCCCTCCGCTAGCGCCGGCCGCCGAGTGATCAGTTCACGCAAATTTGCCCATGGGTGCTGCTGGTCCCAGAACTTGCAGCCGTCGCCGTGGTTCAGTTCCTCGCCGTCACGTGAGGCGATCAGGCTGCGCCGGCATCCTTTGCACGTCATCCAGTCGCCGTCGAGCTTCCAGTATTTGGCGAGTACGATCAGCGCATCGTTGCTGGCGCGCGGGATCGTGGCCGGCGCCGGCGCCAGTCCTTCGTCGTCCACCTCAGCAGGGCGAGAAGAAAGGGCTGCGCGGGCCTGCCAGCCGTTCCAAGCGCATTGCGTGCTGCTCTCTTGGTAGTCGCCAGCGATGACCGCGTGCGGGCGGCGCTGGAACTGGTCAAGCTTGAATGCCACCTCGAATGCTGCGCGCTCGTCCACCTCGGGCGCGGTGCTGGGCGATGGCGGGGTGGCGCGTTCGGCGCGTAGCACGTGGTCGACAATCTGGCGGATCTTGCGCAGGCTCGCTTCCGTGTACGCGCCGGGGCCGCGCCATCCCATGTAGCCAGCAATCTCGGCGTCGGTGATTCGGGTATCAGCCATTTGATTCGCTCCCTTCCTGATCCAGCGGGCAGTGGCGGCCGCTCTTGGCTGGCTCGTTGTCGCGCAGTTGTGGGCATGCCTTGTGGCCGCACTCGCCGTCACGGCCAGCGGCGCATCGTGTCAGCGCCCCTTCCTGGCCGCCGTCGAGCTGGGCGGCGCGTGGTTCGCTATCGAGCGGCAGCACGCCATCGCTGTCGTCGTTCCAGCAGCACAGCCCGGTGGCCGCGTTGCCGTCGTCGTCCTTGTGCTGGACGATGCCGAAGGTCAGTTCGTTGTCGCGCTGGTCTTCGTCGTCATCGCCATCGGGATTGATGAATTCCAGCGCCTCGCGCAACTGGTGGCCGTTCAGCGTCACAGTGGCGATTCCGCGCTCCCAGCCTGGCAGATGCTTGTCGGCCGGCGCTTCCGGTGTGCCGGGGGCGCTAGTACCGCATGCGGTACATACGAGGTCGCCGCCTTCGCGCACGATGGTTTCATGGCTGGGTGCGCCGCTCTCTGCATGCTGGGCGGCTGTTGCCAGACGGTTGACTGCGCGGCATACCTCTGTAGCACCTGCGCCTTTCGGCAAGTCGAGAATCAGCGCGCAGTCCTGGATTGCCGCCTCAAACTCGTTCGGCTCGGCTTGTGGCGCTTCGCCCTCTGTTTGGTTGCTGGGCCAGATGGCACTCTCCCATTTACCATGGTTGTATTCCCGCATCGGATTCCCGAGCAGGTTGATGGGGAAGACAGCGTGCTTGCCGGGGATGACTTCGCTCTCTGGCTGGGCGCGGCGGGCAAGGGCGATCAGTGCTTGGACATCGGCAGCGCTTTGCCGCATGGTGGCAGTCTCAAGCCATTTCGCGATCATTTCGGCGCGGCTCAAGAGACGGTCGAGGTCCGGCAGTTCAGTTGGATTGCTCATTTCGATTCCTCGGGTTCGGTTTCCGCTGCGGCTTCGACCGCCTCTTTGACAGCTTCGGCTGCGTCATGCTGAATGGTGCGTGCGTGGTAGGCCAGCAACCCGGCGCGACGGAGCGCCTCGCTGATGATCTGCTCAGCCTCCTGCTTCAAACTGCGCATCACGTGCCGCATCGGATCGTCGCTGGCAATGTCGATGGCGCGCACGGCAGCCATGACCTCGATAAACTGGTCGGAGATGGACTGGCTCACGCTGCACCGCCTTCCTGGCTACGCACGTCTGCTGTAGATGCCTGGGCGCGCTCTGCCTTGCCCGCGTCGACAAGCATCTTGAACACATCGCCATGGCGAACGAGCGCGCCAGGTTCGTTCAAGCCCCAAAGCACCGGCAATTCGGAGAACTGGTCGAGCAGCTTGCCGATCAACGGCTGGGTGGACGGCAGAGGCTTGGCTTGTGCTGGCGCGGCGGGAGCAGCGGCGAGCACAGCGCGCGCGAATTGGAGATACCCGAACTGTTTCAGCCAGCCTTCGGCGCCGCCCGGCATACCTTGCCAAACGGAGACGATCTCGGCATCGGTCATTTCCGGCACCGCTACCTGACCGGCTTGTGCCGCGACAGGGGCGGCAGCAAGCGCATCCCGGACGGCGCACACCTTCTGCATTGCCGAGCAAGCGCCGCGCGTTGGGATCGGCAGATCGCGTGCCCAGGAGTGCACCTCGCTCAGCGCGGCGATCATCTCGGCGTTGGTGAGCGCTGCCAGCGCCGCCGGCGCATTAAAGTAGCGCGCGACGTCATCCATCGACACAGGGCTGTTGCTTTCGTTGCTCATCATTTCTCCTCGTCTTGTCGGTATGCGCGGCGCGGCGCCGTGGTGGTGGCCGCTGCCAGTTTCTTTTCTGCCCTGGCGCGCAGGGCTTGCTCCATCGTGTGCATGGCCTGCGCCGTCGCCAGCTGCTTGAACAGGTCGCGCGCCATCTGCTCGGGGCACTGGTACGTGATGCGCAGTTCTTCGTAGGTCACGGCCTGGCCTCGTAGAAGAGGGCGCTGTCGCGCGCTGCTGCAGCGTCTTCGGCGCGCTGGATCTCGGCCACGATGATCAGGAAGGCCAGCACGAAGACCAGCGCCTGGGCAATGCGGCGGATCATTGCGGCAGTCCGGTGACGATGGCAGTGGCGCACGCACCAACCCACGCCAGCACGGCGACCGTGTTGCGCCAGATGGCGCGCAGCTGGTGCTCGCTCATAGCTTCTCCGCCGTTTCGCGCAGGAAGGCACGCAGGTTCGCCTTTACCGCGCCTGCCGCTGCATTGATGATGTCGAGCTTGGTCTGTGCAGCCGCGTAGTGCGTGATCGGCGCCCGGGACAGCGCTTCGACAGAAACGTTGAACATGGTGCGCACCTCGTAGAGGGCCGGCGCCGCCTTCAATTCCAGCAGGCGCTCCTGGGTATTGATCTCTGCCCAGCGCCTGGGCTCCCAAGCGTGCTCGCGATAGAAATACACGACGTTGGTCGACTCGAATGGCGTGCCATCCTCAGACCAGGCGAGCGGCTGGCCAGGCAGGGGGAAGTCTTCGAGGGTGCGACGCTGCGGCGCGGCCGGCGCCGGTGCTTGCGGGGTAGCAGTCATTTCTTCGTATCGTCCAGTTGAGCGGATGGGGACTTCTCGTCGATTACTTTCAGGTCGCGGTAGTAGCGCGGCGAGCCGCGGTTCGCCCGGTAGCTCTTGATCGCGTCCAGATCGGCCTGGGTCATGCCCTGGCTGTCGGCGCTGGGCGCGCGCCAGGCGCGGCGTGCTGTGCGTGCCATAATCGTCAGCCCTCCAGGATCACCGACACGCCCAGGGCGCCGTCGTCATACGCTGCGTCCTGCAGCTGGTCGCGATCGCCGATGGCGGTGTACGTGACCGGCGCGGCGCCGGCGGCGGTGCAGATGGTGATTCGGTAGCGCATGGCGGTTCTCACTCTTTCGTTTTTGCCCGGGCGCGGGGCTGGCGGCTCGACTTCGAGCGGGTAGGGTTGAGCGCGGCAACTTCGTCGCGCTGCTCGGTCAGCAGCTGGATCGCGGCGCGGGTGATTGCGGCCATGGTGGCGGCGCCGACGTCCGGGTGCGCGCCGTAGAACTCGGTCACCGCGCGCCGGCTGTTGCCGCCGTACGCCGACACGCTGAACTCGTCGTGGTCGTGCTTGACGCTCACGCCGCGGCGGATCGCCAGCTCGCCGGCGTCGCGCGGATTGCGGCGGTAGCGGGGCAGGTCGACCGACTGCAAGCCGCCGTACATCCCGACCAGTGACCCGCGCGCCACCTTCTGGTGCACCGGCACGTCGAAGTACAGGCTGCGCGGCTTGGCGCCTTTCAGTTTTTTGTCGAGCAGGGCCAGTTCGATCTCTTCGTCGATCGCCTGGCTAAGGTACTCGGTGTCGTATTGCTGGGCCATGCCCGGATCCTTTCGTTCGCCCGGCGAACCGGGCTGGTGGTGCTACGCGCCGATTACGATCAGGCCGGAGCGGTTGTCCATCGCGACGTTCTTGCGCGAAGCCATGTCGGGCATTCCGTGACACTCGATGCCGGTCGGCTCCTCGGGCTCATCCTGGTCGCAGGGAAACAGGTCACCACCAAATCCGCTGCCCCAGGTCTTGCCGTCGAAGTGCCAGTACGAGTAATCGGTGGTGCCGCTGTCGTTCCAGGGCCACGGCCAGCCATGCTCAGGCAGCGTCACATCGGAGCGGGCGGCGAAGAACGAAGCAACCGCCGCGCGGAAAGCGTCAGCATCGCCGGCCTGAAGCACCGCATCGCCGATGCCGTCGGGATAGCCATCCCAGCCGATGCTGCCGATCCATTCGGCGTCCTTGCCCTTGCCTACGTAGAAATCCGCACGTGTGCCCATATCGTTTCTCCGGTTGTCGCCGCACTGCGGCTGAGTTGTTGGTGTGGCGGCCAGCTACCACACAGCACGTCTCGCTTTCTTCGAGGCACCGTTGATGGGCACTTCGCAAGCCGCGCTGTGTGAGCACTGCGCCGTGAGCTATGTAGTGCAGGCATGGATAGAACTATACACGAATGGATAGATAAGGCAATACGCGAATGAATAATTATTGTCGCGGAAAAGCCTCGCCTGGCTGTGCCCCGGTATGGCAAGAGGCAGGCGCGCAAAAAAGCCCGCGCTTGGCGGGCGAAGATGTGATTTCCGCTTACGCAGGAATCACATGAGTGGGCTCACGTCCTACTACTGTCGAGTCGTCAGGCCAGCCTTGGCTTCCAGCTTCGACATCAACCAAACGCTCGCGAGCGCGTCAATAATCAATCCCTCGCGTTTTGCGGTCTTGCTGTCAAACCTGTCATCAAGCACAGCCATAACCCTAAGATTGGAATGCTCGGGACTGCTTTTAATATCGAGAAGCTTTTTTATCGCAGCATTCACTGCAATGTGATGCGGGCTAATTGCAATAACTCCCTCGCCATCGAAGTCGAAATCTAAATGATATTCTTGACCGGAAACGCCAATATATCTAGGCCGCTCTATAAGGGGTATATGTGGCTTCCAGGCGCGCAAGCATTGCGCCACCTCAATAATAAGCAAGGAAGTATCAGTCGATAGTCCAATTTGATCTCGTTCCCAGTTCGTCAGTTGAGTGAGAGTCGCCATAAATTTCGCAAAGGCTGTAGACGCTTCGTCTGCACTTGCCCAGATCTCTAGCTCGCCTATGTCATTCAGCCTGACTCCATTAGGTTCGGCTAAGTTCTTTATAAAGCGAGTCTGACGATTGTTTTCGATTGAGACTCCCCGCCCGCGGAAGTGAAGGATTACGTTTCCGTCATCGAAGAATCTTACTTTGGCTCCTTGACGTTCGAGGAATACAGGAACGCTGTCGCCATCCTCAAATTGAAATGGTGTTTCCAGCATTGCCACTGATCCATCCTCATTGAGAGGGTGGCATTTAATCCCTAGCAGGGTCGAAATATTAGAGCAAATCATGGCATTACCTCAGATAGAAATGCTCTGGGTGGTGCAGTGGCGGGCGGAAGCTGACGTTCGTTTGCATGCAAAAATGAGCGATGGCGTCATCGTACTCCCAATGCTCCCAGCTCGCATCCCCTGTTACACGCAGGCGCCCCATATGTTCATGTGATCGCTTGTGCGCATCCGTCAACTTGACGGGATACTGGTTGACCTCAAGCTGATAGGCCCGGTCTAGTCCGTGGTGGCGCCTGACATAGACCGTGAACTTGCAAGTGCGAATTCTTGTCTTTGGGCTGTAGTGATAGATCAATTTCAGAAGCAGGCCGGCACTCCGTCCGCTTTCATCGAGTAGACCAGCAGTCACCTCGACTACATGAGGATTGCCTTTGAAGGTCTCCCAGGGGTCGGCGTCTTCGCAAACCAGCGGGGCCGCGAACAGCGCACGAGCTTCGTATTCCGGAATGTCCTGCATTACAATTCAACCCCTGGCTGTAAGTTCAGACTGACAGTGCTTGCACTTCACCGCTTCCTTGCGAACCGGTTCGGCACAGAAGGGGCACTTTTTATACTTGCCGTGCTGGCCATCCTGCACCGCAAGCTCTTTGGCGCTCGGGCTGAAAATGGCCAGCACAAGGCCCAGAAGGGCGGCGGTCATCGCAACGACCGTCACGTAGAAGCCGCGCGACTCCATGCCGTTGAGCGCCCAAAGGGTAACCAGGTCAAGCGCCAGTGCGCCCCCCATCAGCTTTAAGAAGAACTTGCCGCCGCCGCGCCCCTTGAAGTTCATGATGAGCGCACTCACTGCTGCGAGTATGAAGAAAGCGACAACCCAGATGAGTGCCATGGTCAAGTCCTTAATATTGCTCAACCGCATACTTGCGTCCGAGCAGTCGGTAGTTGCCCTAGAAGGGCAGGTCGTCACTCTCCGCCGGCGCGGTGGCCAGGTCGAGCTCCACCAAGTCTAAATACTCCAGCTGGATCAGCGCCAACAGCATGTGCGTCTGGAACTTTGCATATGCCCGAAAGCCATTCGCCTCGACCGATACCAGCATGATCGGATGCGTGGGGTAGTGCCGCTGAATCTTGACCAGCATACCGTCACCGGCCGCCGGTAGCGTGAACTCTGAAGGCACGAGCGCGACCAGTGTAGGCGCCCCGTAAGGAGTCACCTCTGCAACCTGAATACGCATTAGATGAAGTCAGCTTCCATGCGCACTACGCGGCCTATCACCTCCGTGCTTTCGTCGACTGGCCGAGTCCGGTATTCCGGCAGCTTGTTGTCTGATGCCAGGTACCACCGTCCCGACTCCAACTCCAAGCGCTTGACGCACGGCTTGCCGCGATGATTCACCGCGTACAGGGCGCCATCGATCAGCTTGTGCACGTCGCTGTCGGCGGTGTTCACGATAACGACGTTCCCTTTCCTCAAGGTCGGATACATGCTGTCGCCGATCACCCGGATTGCCACAAGCGCGGACGCCGGCAAACCCTTCTCCGCCACCCAGGCGCGCCGCAAACTCAGCATCGTGTCGTCTTCAAATTCAATGTCGCCATCCTGGCCGCCGACGCCAGCATGGATATAGCGCGCGACCATCCGCACGCCAATGAAATCGCCTTCGGTGTCGTCGACCGAAACTTTTATGACCTCACCCTCGGGGGCCTCATCGGTGGAGACCCGGCTCATGGGCCCTGTGCCGTCCATTAGCCATTGCGCAGTGACGTTGCATGCCTGGGCGAGCTGTACCACCGTGTTCGTTTCCGGTCCCTTTTTTCCGCTCCCCTTCAGGATGCGATTGATGGTCGGCTGCGGCACGCCTGACGCGCGGGCAAGTGCACTCTGCGACACGATTCCTGCCGCTTGCATTGCCTGATCAAGCCTGGTTGAGATAGTCATCTTGAAACTATACGCGCGCGTATAGCCCACACACAACAAGCTATTCATTTGTGGATTGCTTTCCTATCCATTCGCGTATAGACTTGAGCCATGGACAAAGACTCTTCGACCCTTCTCAGGGAAATTCAGCAGGCGACAGGTTGGAGCCAGACGCGACTCGCGCTGGAGCTCAAGACCTCTCAGCCAACCGTCAACCGCATCCTCAAGGGCCAGCCGAACTGTCTGAGCGACACCCTGGCCGCGATCCTCGAGGTGCACAAGCGGCATTGCCGGGGGCGCCCGCAGCGTTCGAAGCCCCGGACTTAATTTTGAAGTTTCCATAACAGCATTGTCACGCACTCGACATTTCCACGCCTCATTTGTTCTCAGGAATGACACATGAACTACAAAGACGCCTTCCACCGCACCGTTCACGAAGCCCCAGGCGGCTGCGAGGCGCTCGCCGTGCGCCTGGGCTACACCGCAGGCCTGCTGCGCAATAAGGCCAACCCGAACAGCACCACGAACGTGCTGACGATGGATGACGCATCGCGGGTGATGGAACTGACCGGCTGCCACGACGTGCTGCATGCGCTGGCGCGCCAGCACGGCTTCGTGTGCACCAAGATCGACGAGCAGCCGGCCAGCGACATGGCGGTGCTGGAATCGGTAACCGACATCTGGAAGTCGCTGGGCGAGGTCGGCACCCAAGTGCACACCGCGCTGGCCGACGGCCGGATCGACCAGCACGAGGTCCGCAACATCGAGAAGGCGATCTACGTGTCGATCCGCCCGATGATGGAACTGCTGGCGCGCCTGAACGGGATGGCGCAATGAACATCCCAACCTTTATCCAGGCGCCGCCGGCCGAGAAGCTGCGCGTACTGATCCTCAAATGCATCAAGGACGGGCTGCACACCAGCGAGGCGATCAGCCGGCGCCTGAGCGTCAAGACGAAGCTGGTTTCGTCGCGCCTGAACTACCTGGCCTCGTTGGGCATCGTTCACGGCGACCGCATCGCGCGCGCTGGCGGCGGCTCCATGCGCGTATGGCACCTGGGCCCGGGAGTCGACAAGTTTGGCCAGCCCGGCTACGTGCATGAGCCGCGAGTGCGCGGCAAGAACGGCTTCGCCCGTCGCGTCATTGTCAGCAAGTCCTACCCAGCGGTCCATCAACGCGACCCGCTCGTCGCTGCGCTGTTCGGCGCGCCGGCGCCACTGCAACAAAGGAACTACCCATGATTGACCAGATTATTTCCTGCGCCGGCTACTTCAACCGCGGCATGGAGGCGTTCTACCGCGGCGCCGATCGCGATGCGCACCACCTCGACCCTGAGTCGCCGGGCCTGGCGCACTGGCTGGATGGCTACGACCAGGCCGCGCGCGCCAGCCTGCTCAAGCCACAAGCCGAGATCGTGAAAGCCAAGCCATGACACGCCTCGTCAGCATCCAGAAATGGCTGGGGCACAAGGGCGAGTCCCTGGCACCCGAAGCCATCCAGTTCACCACCAGGCCGGCCAAGAGCTGCCGCGGTTGCTTGTTCAACGGTCAGCACGCCCACGTGTGCGAGCGCGCCTGCGCGGCCGCCCAGCGCGTCGAGCTGGCGCACTGCGAACGCGGCTTCATTTACGTGGCCAAGCCGGTCGACACACGCCAGCTCTCGATCATCGAAGGGGCGCACTGATGGCCAACGGTATCGACTGGTTCCGCTGGCACCACGGCAGCGTGAACGATCCCAAGTTCGGCCTGGTGGCCAGGAAGGCGGCTGCGCGCGTCGGTGACGTGATCGCTGTGTGGGCGCTGATCCTGGAGCAGGCCAGCGCGAGCGCGGAGCGGGGCGTGTTCGGCGCGATCGACTGCGAGGCAACCGACTTCCTGCTGGGCGCAGGCGACGGCACCACGGCGCGCATCCTCGAAGCGATGCAGGGCCGCGCCCTGGTCGACGGTGGCCGGGTAACGCGCTGGGAAGAGCGCCAGCCGAAGCGCGAGCGCGTGGACACCACCGCCGCCGAGCGCAAACGAGCACAGCGCGAGCGTGACAGTGCAAACACTGGTGCTGATGCTGGCGTCACTCCACGTCACACCACGTCACACCAAGTCACGCCTAGAGAAGAGAAGAGTAGAGAAGAACAGAAGAAAGACAACGACAACAGCGCAGGCGCGCCGGCTGCCGCCGCCGCTGTCGTCGTCGATGACCAGCCTGACGAACCGGACAACCCGCGCGCTGCGCCGATGCCTCCCCGGGAAGAGCCACCCGAGAGTCCTGCGCCAGCCATTGCCCTGTCGGTCGCGCTGCGCAAGCTCGGCGTCGATGCGAAGTTCACGCACCCCGCCGTGCTGGACTGGGTCGACCGGAAGATCCCGATGGAGGTGCTGCACGCCGCGGTTGCCACTGCTCGCGAGCAGAAGGGTCCTGCGGTCAAGATCGCGCCGAATTACCTCGTGCCGATCATCCGGGACCTGATGAATCCGCCTGCCGCGTCGGCGCCGGGCTACGCCAAGCCGGCCGCGCCGATCCAGGTGCGCAAGCCCCAGGGCATGGACCCGAAAGGCCTGGATGAGAGCTACGACGACTACAACGCCCGCATCAGCGCCGCCGAAGCCGCGCGCCGCGCCGCCGGCAACCCATGATCACGAGGAGACGCACCATGCTGACACTGCACACCCCTGGCGCCGAAGCGACGATGTCGAGCCGCGAGATCGCCGAAATCTGCGAGGCGCGCCACAACGACGTCATCGCGACGATCGAGCGCCTGATCAACGACGGAGTTTTACGACTTGGTCGTAATACTGCCCGGGCCCACCAGGCTGACGGCGGTGGCCGCCCGACGATGGTCTACGACCTGGCCAAGCGCGACTGCCTGGTCGTGATCTCTGGCTACAGCGCCGCGTTGCGCGCCAAGATCATCGATCGCTGGATGGAACTCGAGGCCGCCGCGCCGGCGCCGGCGCTGCCACGGTCGTTCGCCGAGGCGCTGCGCCTGGCCGCCGACCAGCAGGACGTGATCGCCGCCCAGGCCGAGCAGCTCGCCGCCGCGGCGCCGGCTGTGGACTTCGTCGAGCGCTACGCCGACTCGACCGGCACGAAGGGCTTCCGCCAAGTGGCCAAGCTGCTGCACGCGAAGGAAAACGAATTCCGCGAGTTCCTGCTCGACCAGAAGATCCTCTACCGCCTGGCCGGCGAGCTGACGCCGCATGCGCAGCATATCGACGCCGGCCGCTTCTGCGTGAAGGCCGGCACCGCCCAGATCAGCGGCCACGCCTACAACGCCGCGCGCTTCACCCCGAAGGGCGTGACCTGGATCGCGGGCGAGTGGGCAAAGCACCAGGTGGCGCTGCGCCAACGCGCTGGCGCGGAGCTCGCAGCATGACCCGCGAACGCGACCCCTGCGCGATGTGCGAGCGCTTCACCCTCAACCGCGCCGACCTGCCGCCTGGCCATGGCTGGTGCACCGCCTGGCTCGAGCCGAAGCCATGGAACGGCCAGATCGGCGTGCTGTTCAAGGAAGCGAAGGACCGGGCGCCGAGGGCGCGGTATGTGGCGCAGCAGCAGGCCCTGCAAAAGGAGGCAGCACCAGCATGACCGTCTACTACAACGAATACGACAAATATGCGGCCGAGTGGCTGCGCAACCTGATCGCGGCCGGCCACATTGCCCCCGGCGTGGTCGACACCAGGAGCATCGAAGATGTACACCCCGCCGACCTCAAGGACTTCACCCAATGCCATTTCTTCGCCGGCATCGGCGTTTGGTCCCTGGCACTTCGCCGCGCCGGCTGGCCAGATGATCGACCTGTTTGGACTGGTTCCTGCCCCTGCCAACCTTTCAGCGCGGCAGGCCAAGGAGCTGGGTTTGCTGACGAGCGGCACCTATGGCCGGCATTCCACCACCTCATCCGCCAGCGTCGCCCTGCAGCAGTCCTTGGAGAGCAGGTTGCGAGTAAAGACGCAGACGCTTGGATCGACCTTGTACAAGATGACCTGGAAGGCGTGGGATACCGGTTCGGGGCGATCCCGTTCCCGTCTGCGGGCGTCGGTGCTCCGCATATCCGCGACCGGCTCTACTGGGTGGCCGACACCGACGGCAGCGCTGGCGGAAAAGGGCGTGCGCACGTTCGAGGGCGGGCTGATCGAGGCGATGCGCAACCATGGGCCGGACTTGGCTGCGGCAGCATGCCTGACGGGTTGGCCGACGCCGGTAGCGAACGACGCGACTGGCAGCGACTATACGTACAGCCAGGGCAACAAGGATCGCCCGGCGCTGAAGCTGGGCGGAGCGGCGAAACTGGCAGGCTGGCCCACGCCATTGGCTCAACAATGCGGCAACCTGGACCCGGATGCATACCTACAGCGCAAGGGGCGCCAACCGGGCGGGGCGATAACCGATTTGGCTGTATTGGCGACGATGGCGACCCCGGCCCGACTAACGGCTACTGGCGCGATGCTGACTGGCTCGGATGCAGGGATGGAAAGTGGCGGCCAGTTGAACCCGGCACATTCCCGCTGGCTCATGGGGCTACCAGTCGAGTGGGACGCCTGCGCGCCTATGGCAATGCGATCAACGCCGAAGCGGCGCGCGTCTTCGTCGAAGCCGTAATGGAAGCTGTATGACGCTACCCCTTCGCGGCAACGGCTTCTTCGACTTGTGCCTTCGCAATCCGGATGGTGTTTGCCCGTGCTTCCGCCGGGTTGTCGTAGAGGTTTGCTATCGACACGCGCAACGCCGGCTCGCCCTCCTTGAAGGCATGGAAATCGCCCATCCATTTCCCCGGGCTGCCTGTCGACGGCCTGACGGCCCATTCGACAAGGTATCCATGGTGCTTCTCGTCGAGCAGCGTGAACTCGATCTCTCGTTTGCCGGAACCGTTTTCCATCGTCGTCTCCTTATTGAAAAGGCAATCCTAGCATGATCCGCACCCCCATCGCCCGCACTGGCACCCTCAAGCCCACGCGCACCCGCAACTGCGCAATAAAGGGCTGCGGCAACCGCTTCGCGCCGCGCAACATGACTCACAAGGTATGCAGCGCGGAATGCGCGATCGTCCACACGGCCGCCGAGCGCAAGCGCCTGGAAGCCAAGCAGACCCGCGAGGCCAAGGCCCGGCTCAAGACGCGCACCGAGCACCTGGCCGACGCGCAGGCCGTGTTCAACCGCTACATCAGGGCGAGGGACGAGGGCAAGCCGTGCATCAGCTGCGGCCGCCACCACACCGGCGCCTGGGATGCTGGCCACTACCGATCGGTCGGCGCCCAGCCGGCGCTGCGCTTCAACGAAGACAACACGCATCGCCAGTGCGTGCCCTGCAACCAGCACAAGGGCGGCAACGCCATCGAGTACCGCATCGGCCTGCGCGCACGCATCGGCGACGAGCGAGTTGAGTTCCTAGAGCGCGAGCACCCGCCGGCGAAGTACACGGTCGAGGACGCCAAGCGCATCAAGGCCCGATACGCGGCCAAGCTGAAGCAGATGAAAGAGGTGGCCTGAAAAGCGGAGTGAGGCAGCCGCGCAGGCGTAGGAAGGAGTGGGCGCCGACGGGTGGCGGCACCCAAGATGTTTTACTTGGCGGCGAGATGCTTACGACGGCGCGCCATCCATCCCATCATGGCGAGAGCAGGGATCAGCAGGGCGCCCGTGCTAGGTTCTGGGATCTCAGCAGCGTCTAGCGTGGTCAGCGATCCGGCCGTGACAAGCCGTTGCGGTGAACAGTTCATGCACTCATAGCTGATTCTGGTATTGAAAGCGACTTCGCCCCCAGCGACGGTTAGCGGAGCAGTGAATCCAAAGTTGAAGTAACGGTTATTGTATTTACCGAACAAGTAGAAGCCATTAGTTCCATTGAGGGAAGTATTGATAAGGTCGCTGTTGCTGTTGTTATAGGTAAACCCGCTTAGGGCGCCGTCAAAGGTCGAGACGCTAAAGCTGTCGACTTTCCAAGCGTACTCAGAAAAATCCATCTTGATTGAACCAGTGGCGATCGTACCATCCTCAAACTGAACACCGGATAGATTCCACGTTAGCATTGCGGCCTGGGTAGGCAGTGCGGAGCCCAGTGTCAGGGCTGCTGCCACGAGTGAGGCGCGAAGAGTATTAAAGTTCATCAGAGATTCCCTAGTTATATTTATGGTGGACAGAGTCGGTCCAACTTCGCACCCATGTAGCAAGACCCGTGCCACAAGTTAAATTCCTTTTCCAATCAACAATATGTGGAGTAGTACGAGTCTTAAACGATGAGGGGTGTAAAGTTTTTCGACTCTCGCAAAGCACCTAGCGAAAAACGGGATGATTGGCGCGACGACGCTCAGGTGGTGCGCATCCACATCGAGAAGTGGTATTCGAAGACGCCAGGCGCGCCGGTGAAGGTGATGACGGCAGATGGCAAAGCGGCTTGATCGACGAACTTGCCAAGTCAAGCATCAATAGGTCAGCCGCGAATGACAGTGTTTGCACTTTGTGGCGCGAGGATGAACTTGCTCGAAGCAATATGCGCAAATCTTGCTTGTGGGGAGAGGCTGGAATTTTCGGGGGCGGTAAACCCACCAGACAAGTGCGATCCAAGGAATCACTAGCCAACCCAAGAGCGTATTGGCAACAGCGATTGCCATAGTGTCCGGATGCTCTGTCCGAAATGCCCTAATCGTCGGGTGGAAATATGTAATCGGCACGCCAACTATGAGAACCAGCCAAAGAAGTCCTTCCATTAACAGCCCCCAGGGCCGCGCAGGACAACAGCTTCGCAGAAGGCTCTGCCTAGCACTGTCATGTAGGCGTTTCTATAGTCTTTCTGGCCACCCCAATTTTCTTCAGCATCGAGGCATCCGATCCTGACTAGGTTGGCCAGAGAGAGCGTGACCTCGTCGGTTGGGGATCCCAGGTTTTCGAACGGCGTGTCCTGGGAATACACGTGGGTATTCTCTGGCAGGTTTTGCGTGACCGCAGCGCGCTCCGAAAGATCGCCGCGGAGCACAGAGTGGATTTTAAGCAGGACCATTGCATCTAAGGGCGTCAGCTGCTCGAGCATTGATATGAAGGCCCTCCGGCGATCGTTTGAAGACGACGATGTCGCGGCATTTACGAGCAGCGCTGCCCACAAGTCTTGGAGGTCATCATTTTCCTCAAGGGCTGCCGCCTCAAGTAATGGAATCGCGAAATTGAGCGGAAGGGCATTGAGCGGTGCTGAAAGCCCTCGTTGCGTAAGGAATTCTTGCGACCGTTGGAAAAACCGTTGCTGTCGCTCCCATCGCATATAGACGAGCTTGTCAGAAATGATGCCAATGCCTGCCTCTATTGGGGTGCGAGTGTATTCAGCAACGAACCTTCCTGCGCTTTGCACCATGTCCAGCGCCTTGCTGGTAGTTTTCGCAACTTCTTCCGCCGCATTTGCGACCGCCTTAATTTCGTCCTGCATTGCCGTCTCTCCCGGTGGATATTGCTGAGAAGTTAATCTAAGAAGAGCCGAGTGTCTACTGCGCGCTTGGCCCAGCTTCGCTGCTCACTGCAGACCTGTTGTAAAAAGCCAGCAGGAAACAAATTCAATTCGGAAATTTCTTGGTGGCACATGTTACGCTCGCTTGGTCGTTTTTCGGAGAACCCCATGACCACCGCTGCACTCGGCTTTTTCAATGCACCAAACCTCCGCCGAGTCCGTAAGGCCGAGGCTCCACAATCCACCGTCCGCACCGTCGATCCGTACGCCGCCTGCATGGCCTGCTGGGTCGACTACATGCGCACCGACGACCGCGACCTGGGCGCCGGCGGCATGAAGCTGGCGGGCGAGGGCGCCAACGAGCGCGACCTGCACGAGCAGCAGCGCGCCGCCGACATGAAGATTGGCGAGAGCGTCAACGCGATGGTCGATAGCCTGCAGATGCGCGACCGCTGGGCCATCTATAAAAGCCAGGGCATCTCGTCGGCCTGGCGCTTCCCGAATGCGCGTTACGAGGACGTGCTGATGGACGCACGCGAGGAACTGGAAAAGAAGTTGCGCAACAACGTTGCAACTCGGCTGTATTTCTCGTAAACTCTACCCACTGGGTGTTTCTGCACGCCCGAAGAAAAGCCCGAACCGTTAAACGTTCGGGCTTTTTTGCATTAGCGGTCTACTTGGCAGATAGCCCTGAGGCTCGCCGTCTCGCCCACGTAAGGGCCACCGATCAACGCGGTCGCAGCTATATGGTGATGCGCAAATCGCTTACCGTCTAAGCCGCGGGTGAAAGCCCCGCCGTCCGCTCCCGTGTCTCCAGTCCTGCTAACACAGGATATTCGCCGCCCCTCGCAGCAATGCGCCGGGCGGCTTTTCTTTTTCTGAGGTGCGCTATGCACATGAGCGTCGAGAACGAGCTGGCATGGCTGCGCTATACGGTGCAGCGCCAGTCCGAGCAGGCTGCCGAACGGAGTGATCAATGAACAAGATTACGATGCACATCGGCATTCGCTGGTGGTTGAAGCCATGGCTCTACGTGACATTAATCCTCGGATGCGCCACTGGCTGGCGACCAAGCGAGGCAACAGTTGCTGCTGTGGCGCGCCGGGCTGTCTACGTGCGGAGCGAGAAGTGATCACCACCGCCAGCTGCTACCGCCAACAGATCGTCCGTGCCGTCACCGGCCGGGCGCCGGCTATCACCTGGACCGTCACCAACAGCGGCTCGCTCGATCGCATCTGCGCGCGCCTGGTCGAGGCCGAGCGCGCTGCCGAGATTCTGCAGGCCAAGGGCTACGGCAAGCCGGGCCTGCTACTGCACGAGGTCGCCGCCCTGGTGCCGGCCAAGTAATGAAGCTCACCACCCTCAAGTCGCGCTTGCAATCCGCTGGCGCGCGCCTGCCTGTGCTCACGCAGCGGCCCAATGTGGTCGAGCGCAAGCGCGGCTATGCCGGCGTGCTGGACCGCAAGCGCATCCGCGAGCGCGACTGCGGCCTGTGCCAGCAGTGCAAGCGCGAAGGCCGCACCACCATTGGCCATCCGGTCGACCACATCGTGCCCTTGTGGGCTGGAGGAAGTGATGAAGACAGCAATAAAGAAACTCTGTGCACGCCTTGCCACGACGCTAAGTCGGCTCGTGAAGCCAAGCAGCGCGGCGCAGGATATTGAGCTGCAGGTCGCCCGGCTGACCCTCCAGCCAGGTGATGCAGTCGTGTTCTCCACAGACCGCTTCGTCAACCGCGAGCAGGCCGATCAGATCCGTGCGTTGGCCGATCGCGCACTGCCGCCTGATGTGCGCGTGATCGTTCTGTCGGGCGGACTGGCCATGACGGTGCTGCGCCAGGGCGACTCGACCACTGCCGAGCCTGGCGCTCCGGTCTGCCTGGCCGTGGACCGCCTCGCCGTGCCGCCCGCGCCGGCGCCGCCGCCCACGCGGTCGGTGCGCTGCCCATAGGGGGGGGCATCGAAAGTCCGGGGACCCTGGCCTCCGACACCCCCTTGTACCGCACGCGCAGAAAAAATTCCCCCTGGAGGAAATTGTTAATGGCTTTAACAGGCAAAAAGCGAGCCTTCGCCGATGCCGTTTTGGCCGGGCTCTCCAATAAGGAAGCGGCGATTCGCGCCGGCTTCAGTGAAAAAACGGCATCTGCTGCCGGGTCGAGAAATGTTAAAGACCCGGATGTTAAAGCCTACATCGATCAGCATCGCCAAGAGGCCCAGTTCTCGCCCCCAAAGGCAGGGCCGCCGCCAGGTCCGGCAGATGACGCGATCGACATTCCTCCCACGGCCGACCCGGTCGAGTTTCTCACCAAGGTGATGAACGAGCCGGCGGCCGACCTGCGGTTGCGGATCGATGCCGCGAAGGCGATGTTGCCGTTTAAGCATAAGAAGCTCGGCGAGGGCGGCAAAAAGGACGAAGACGCAAATAAGGCGAAGCAGGCTGGTGCGGGGAAATTCGCCGCTGCCGCGCCGCCGAAGCTGGTAGCCGCCGGTGGAAAGAAGGTCTAAATGCCCGAATGGACAACTGCTTGCCCTGAATGGGCGGCACGGCTGCGCGCGGGCGCGACAATCATCCCGCCGCCGATATTCCCCGAGCCGGCCGAGCAGGCGCTGGCGATCTTCAAGCAGCTGAAGATCGTCGATGCGCCCGGCAGCCCGACCTTCGGCGAATCGTGCGCGGAATGGGTGTTCGACTTGGTGCGCTGCATCTTCGGCGCATATGACTCGGAGAGCGGCCGGCGCCTGATCGTCGAGTTCTTCGTGCTGCTGCCGAAGAAGAACAGCAAAAGCACGGTCGCCGCAGGGATCATGCTGACCGCGCTGATCCTGAACTGGCGCCAGTCTGCTGAATTTTCGGTGCTGGCGCCGACCGTCGAGGTGGCGAACAACGCATACACGCCGGCGCGTGACATGGTGCAGAAGGACGACGACCTCGACGCCCTGATGCACGTGCAGTCGCATGAGAAGAAGATCACCCACCGGGAGAGCAATGCCATCCTGAAGGTGCTGGCAGCGGATCAGAACACGGTCGGCGGCAAGAAGTCAGTCGGCACTCTGGTCGATGAGCTGCACCTGTTTGGCAAGATGGCCGCTGCGGAAAACATGTTCCGCGAAGCCTTGGGCGGCCTGGCATCGCGTCCTGAAGGCTTTGTGATCTGGCTGACGACTCAGTCCGACGAGCCGCCAGCGGGGGTGTTCAAGCAGAAGCTCGATTACGCCCGCAAGGTCCGCGATGGAGAAATCGTTGACCAGGGCTTCGTGCCGATCATCTTTGAGCACCCGCCAGAAATGGTGGTGTCGGGCGAATGCATGCTGCTCGAGAACATGGCGATGGTGAATCCGAACATCGGATTCTCGGTGGACCAAGTCTTCCTGGAGCGGGAGTTCACGAAGGCGCAACAGGCCGGACCGGAGTCGCTACGGGGCTTCATGTCGAAGCACGCCAACGTCGAAATCGGCCTGAATCTGCGCAGTGATCGCTGGGCCGGGGCCGAGTTCTGGGAGGCCGCAGTCGACCGAACTATCACCTTGGACACGCTGCTTGAGCGGTCGGAGGTTGCAGTCATCGGTATCGACGGCGGCGGCCTGGACGACTTGCTGGGCCTGTCGGTGTTGGGCCGCGAGCGCGACACGGGAAGGTGGCTCCTATGGTGCCATGCCTGGGTGCACGAAATCGCGCTCGAGCGCCGCAAGGAAATCGCGTCGCGGCTGCTCGACTTCCGGCAGCAGGGCGATCTGACGATCGTAAAGCGCCCGGGCGACGACGTAATGGCCGTGGCTGACCTGATTTGCAGGGTGCGCGATTCTGGGCTGCTTCCGGACGAGAAGGGCATCGGTGTCGATGCAGTCGGCATTGGCGATATTGTGGACGAACTGATCACCGAAGAGCGCGGCATCGAAATGAAGCAGATCGTCGCGATCTCGCAGGGCTTCCGACTTAACGGCGCGATCAAGACCACCGAGCGCAAGGTGGCTGGCCGCGATCTACTGCACGGCGGTCGACCGATGATGGCCTGGTGCGTCGGCAACGCCCGTGTCGAAGACAAAGGCAACGCCATCCTGATCACGAAACAGGCATCGGGCAAGGCCAAAATCGACCCGCTGATGTCCGCGTTCAGCGCGGTATCGCTCATGGCGCTGAACCCCGTCGGGGAGGCGGCGCCGGAAATTCACGTATTGGACTTTTGATGACCGGACAACTGATTAACCTGGAGGCGACGCCGCATAAATCGCGCGTGCTCGACTCCTGGATGGCCGGTCGCGATGGCGCTGCCGAGCGCGCCGGCCTGGTCGCTCTTGGCGAGAACTCCAGCGGCAGTATGTCGATGGGTGAGCTGGCGAACCTGCTTGGCGCGGGGCACCGCTCCTCGTCTGGATCGGCGGTCACCGCCGAGACTGGCATGCGCGTGTCGGCCGCCTACGGCTGCATGTCGCTGGTCGCCGGCGCAATCGCGACGTTGCCGATCGGGATCTACGAGCGCAAGGGAAACGAGCGCGACTCTGCCGACCATGACTACTGGTGGATGCTCAACGAGCTGGCTAGCGATGGATGGACGTCAGCCGCCGCATGGGAGGCGATCATCCTGTCGAAGCTTTCGCACGGCGACGGCTTCGGCGAGTGGATCCGGCCAAGCCCGTACAGCAATCGCGTCATCGGCTGGAAGCCGCTCAAGCGGCAGACGGTCCAGCCCTTTAAAGACCGCAAGAGCATCTACTACCGGGTCAATCCGGAAGATGGACCATCGTACGTGCTCGATCGGGCGGACATCATTCATCTGCCGAGCCTTGGGTTTGATGGCCTGACCAGCCCGAGTCCACTGACATACGCCGCGCTCGAGGCAATCGGGACCGCGCTGGCGGCGCAAGAATATACCGGCCGATTTCTCGCTGGCGGCGGCAACTTCGACTATGCGCTCAAGACCGCGTCGAAGTTGGACAAGGCCCAGCTCGAGCAGCTGAAAGCGTCGCTCATCGCGCGTGCGCAAAACGGTGGCCGCGGCCCGCTGATCCTGTCGGGTGGCCTGGAGCCGGCGCAACTGAGCGTCAACTCAAAGGACGCCGAAATCCTGGCCACCCGACTATTCACGGTGGAAGAGATCTGCCGCATCTTCGGCGTGCCGCCCACCATGGTTGGCCACGGCGGTGCGGTATCAAATTGGGGCACAGGTGTTGCCCAGCAGGGTATGGGCTTCGTTCGCTACACGCTGCAGCGGCACCTGACCCCGATTCAGCAGGAACTGAACAGCAAGCTCTGGCCTGTGCGCCAGCGATATTTTGTCGAGTACATCACGGCGGCGCTCGAGCGCGGCGACCTGAAAGCACGGTATGACGCATATCGCACCGCCCTGGGCCGCGCCGGCGAAATGCCGTTCATGGGCGCGGACGAGGTTCGCCGGCTGGAAAACATGCCGTCCAACCCTAATTTGAAGATGAATGGAGGCGCGAGTGCGCAATCGCCTGTACCAGCTGCTGAATGAAAATCGCAAGCCCTTCGAGCCGATCGCCAACAAGATCGTCCAGAAGGGCGGCGATGCTGCGATCTATTTGTACGACCCGATCGTTGGCGACCGACTGAGTGCCGAGTGGTGGGGAGGCGTGTGTCCGCAGGATTTCGTGCCGGCGCTCCGAGCGCTGGAGGCGGATGAGATCACGCTCTACACCAACTGCCCTGGTGGCGATGTGTTCGCTGCTGAGGCTATGTGCCAGGCCCTGCGCGAGCATCCGGCTCACGTCAAAATGCAGATTGAAGGCTTTGCGGCAAGCGCCGCAACCTCTATCGCCTGCGCCTGCAATGAAGTAGTGGCCACGCCTGCATCGAAGTTCATGATTCACCAGACATGGACTATGGCGATCGGCAACGCCGACGATCTGCTCCAGACGGTCGACCTGCTGCGTAAGTGCGACGACGCGATGTACGACGCGTATGTGCTGCGGAGCGGGCAGGATCGTCAGCAGGTCATTGACTGGTGCAAGGCAGAGACTTGGTTCACAGCCGAAGATGCAGTGAAATTCGGCTTCATCGACAGCGTGCTTCAAAGCGCCGCACCAAGCGCCTCCGCATCGCGGCGCTGGAATCTCAGTGCATACAGTAACGCACCGGTTGCAGAGCCTGCCCCACCGCCCGACGCGGTGGCCACTGAAGACCACCGCGCGCGCCAGATGCAGCGGGTTGCAATGATGGCCCGCCTCCAAGTTAGCTGACGCTCTCGCGCCACTAAACCAGCCACCTCAGGGTGGCTTTTTTTATGCCCACCGGCCGCGAGAGCGGACCAACCCCTTCGAAAGGTTTTACATGACCAAGCTCGCACAACTGCGCGCGCAACGCGACACCGTGGCCAAGAAGGCCCACGAACTGAACAACAAATATCCGGCCGACCAGCGTATGCCGGCCGCCGAAGCCGAAAAGCTGGACTCGATCCTGGCCGAAATCGCTGGCATCGATGCCGAGATCAGCCGCGAAATGCGCTTGGCCGAGCTGGCGGGCGACAACCCCGAAGCGCAGCATCGCGCAGCGGTAGAAGCGGCGCAGCGTCAGAGCGGCGCCGCAACCGACGAAGGCTCGGCGCTTCGCGCCATGTTGGCGGGCGGCCTGTCGAACCTGAGTGCCGAGCAGCGCGGCGCGATGGCGGCCCGCGTCAACCACGATATTCGCGCCGCGATGTCGACCACCACCGGTGCGGAAGGTGGTTACACGGTCGCGACCGAATTTAGCCGCTCGCTGATTCAAGCGATGAAGGCGGCTTTTGCGGTGCGCGGTGTCGCTACCGGCATCCAGACGTCGACTGGCGCGCAGATGCTGTTCCCCACTGCCGACTCCACCCAGGAGGAGGGTGAGATCGTGGGCCAGAACAGCGGCGTTACCGTCGGTGAGACCGGCTTCGGCTCGGCGTCGATGGACGTTTACAAATATTCGTCCAAGTCGATCGCGCTGCCATTCGAGCTGATCCAGGACTCGATGTTCAACATCGAAGCCTACATCACCGAACTGCTGCGCCTGCGCATCGGCCGCATCCAGAATCGTCACCATACCGTTGGCACCGGGGTGTCGCAGCCGCGCGGGGTTGTCACCGCTTCGAGCGCCGGCAAGGTGGGCGCCACTGGCTCGGCATCGACCGTCACCTATGACGATCTGGTCGATCTGGAGCACTCGGTGGATCCGTTCTATCGCCCGGCTGGCCGCCTGATGATGCACGACGACAGTCTGCGTTCGATTCGCAAGATCAAGGATGGCCAAGGCCGCCCGATCTTCGTCCCGGGCTACGAACAGGGCAACCCAGGTGGTGCGCCTGATCGCCTGATGGGCCGCGAAATCGTGATCAACCAGCACATGGCGCCAATGGGCGCGAGCGCCAAGTCGATCCTGTTCGGCGACTTCTCGAAGTACCTGATCCGCGACGTGATGGACGTCACGTTGTTCCGCATGACGGACTCGAAGTACACCGAGAAGGGCCAAGTCGGTTTCCTGGCGTTCTGCCGCTCGGGTGCAAACATGGTCGACATCGGCGGCGCTATCAAGCACTTCCAGAACAGCGCGACCTGATCGTAATGGGCTGGCCGGCCTGGCGCCGGCCTCCATCCACCACTGGAGAAAACCATGGCAGAAGCCAAAAAGAAGAAAGCGCGCGTGCTCGTCGCGTGCGAACTGGGTCAACCGAACGACATCGTCGAAGTCGACGCAGCCCAGGAAAAGAGCCTGGCCGACGTGGTCGACACCTCGGCGGAGGCGGTCGCCTACGCGGAATCGCTGGCCGCTGGCCATTAACCCATGAGCCCCGGTACCGCCGCCTGGCTCGCCAACGTGCGCGCCGAGGCGGAGGCCCCCGGCGCTTTCATGATCGCCATCCAGTCTGGCAAGGGCAGGGTGGTGATATTCCCTGATGAAGTAGTCGGCAAGTCCGACGAGGAGCTGCTGGCGTTCGTGCGCGAGCGCCTTTTGAACCCCTGACCGGTAGCCGCCACATGATCAAACTTGACCGCGCCGCCGGCAATCAGTCCATCGGCACGCCGGATAGCTCCCTGTTGGCATTCCCAAATGGCGACTGGCTGCTGGCCTTCGTCGCCGGCTTCGACGGCACCACCACTGGCAACGTCACGCAGTACCTGTTTTCCTCTGGTGGCTTCGCGGCAGCTGGTTCGCTGAACGTGGTGTTCTACGGCTCCGGCGTATCTGGCACTACGCTGCAAGGTCGGATCGCCGTCTATGCCGACACCCTGGCTAATGCCAATGCGCCGGCGCTGCTGAGCGCGTCACAGTTCTCGAGCGGCCGTTATGCCTTTTTCCTGCAGCGCAGCGGCGGCACGGTCACGTTGTACAGCTGCCCGATCCTGAGCGCGGCGCCAATCGACGGCAGCGCCGTCGTGGCAGAGGCGAGCACCAGCAGCAACAGCGCGATCCTCAAGGCGCTGGACGGCAGCGGGTGGATGTACGGCGCGCGCGTTGTCACGCCGGCTGATCGCTATAGCGACCAGTCGGTGTCGCGCATGCTGCGCCTCAATCGCACCTATACGACCTTCCAGATGGCCCAGTCGGCGGCCGGCAAGGAGCCGGCAGACTTCGGCTACACCCCGGTGCTGTACGTGCGCGCCAGCGGCATTGACGACATTGCGGACCGCGGCCCAAACGCTTTCCCGTTCACGCTGGCCGGCACGCCGACCACCAGCGCGGAGCCGACGTTTGCCTACCGGGAGGGCGCCAGCGAACCGCCGGCCGCCGCCGACGTAGTCACCGTCAGCAATGCGGAACCGCTGCAGGTTGTGCCGTCAACCGGCACCGGCGCCATGGTGACGTTCACCGGCGCGCTGAGCGGCACTCAGCCGACCTCGGTTGATGTGCGCATGATCGCGCCCGACGGTATGCCTGGGAGCTGGGTTGCGCTGCAGTCAGCAAGCATCGGCGCGACTGCGTACAGCGGCGCGCGCGAGGTGCTGGACGGCGGCCCGTACAGGTTTCAGGCGCGTTCGAAGAACGGCAGCGCCGTGCTTGCGGAAAGCCCGTATTCGACCTCCAAGGTTCTTGTCGGCGACCCGTGGATCAACTGCGGATCGTCCAGCTCCGATTATCTGTTCACTGACAAGAGCGGCACCGGCTTTACCGTGGCGCCGGATACTGCGGTCATGAGCGGCACCACGCCGGCCTGGTCGGCGATGAGCAGCACCGGCGCGGCGACGCGAATGGCGGACGAGCTGGCCACTGTGGCCGGCAAGCCGATCTTCTGGCTCGCCTACGGCGTTGCCGGCACCACGCTGCGCACCTGGCTGGACGCAACCAGCACGCAACGCAAGAACCTGGCGCGCGCGATCGCGGCTGTCAAAGGCAAGATTTTCGGCGCGTATATCACCGTGGGGGCGAACGACGCCTACAACGGGTGGATCACCTCGAGCGCGGCGCACGAAGCCGACATGCAGAAGCTGATCGACGACCTGCGCACAGAGACCGGGAACTCGGACCTCAAAATCATCTGGGTCGGCTCGCCGCCGCGGCCGGCGCTCAACCCAGTGCAGGCCGATCGGCTGCGCCAGGCTGAAAGCAGGATCGGAAACTATCCGGGCGTGGTACAGGTGCAGGCGCTGCAGTTCGCGCCGGCGTCGGACAACGTGCACCTGGCGCCGAGCCTCGACGGCTATGCCGCTTGCGGCACGATGGCGATGCACCAGGCCGGCCGCGCCTTCTACCTCGGGGAAGACTCGAAGATGGTGCGCGGCCCGGCGCTGGCGGCGATGACCTACACCGGCACCAAGGTGCGCTGTGTCGTCACCACGCGAGACGGGACCAGCTTCAACCCGGCTGCACCTGGTGGCTTCACCGTCCAGAACAAGCAACCGGACGGCACCTACGTGACGCTGACCGGGATCGCAGCGCAGCGCGTCAATGCTGGCCTGATCGAGATCGAGTGCGGCGTGGCGCTCGTCGAGCCGATCGTCAAGTATCTGTCCGGGTCGGCGCCGGGCGTCACGAACGCTGTCTATAGCAATGGCGCGCTGCCGTTGCCGATGACGGTGGAAACGGAAATGGTGGCGACGCAGGCTGCGGCCGCCCCGGACACCGCCGCGCCGGTAATGAGCGGCACGATCGGCATCACTGGCGTCACCACGACCGGCGCCACGCTGTCGTTCCAGACGGCGACCGACAACGTCGCGGTGGCGGGCTATGAGTACAGCATCAACGGTGGCACGAGCTATGTAAATGCCGGGCTGTCGCGGTCATTCGCTATTTCGGCGCTGATCGCGGCGACGACGTACCCGGTGCGCGTGCGCGCCTACGACGACGCTGGCAACCGCTCGACGCCGCTGTCGGCCAGCTTCACCACCCTGGCCAACGAGCCGCCGGTGGAGATCGCCATCGACGCCAGCAAGATCCCGGCCAGCCGCAAGGTCGTGTTCCCTGGTGGCACGCGGGTTATTCCGTTCGGCACGAAGCCGAACACGATAGTGCCGGACGCGCCGTATTACCGGAACGGCCGATGGTCGATCGACAAGGTGCCCGAGGACGAGCGCTACTACGTCGCCGACCTCCGCATCGATCTTGCCGAGGCCGGCACCACCGCAGTGAAGGCTGAGGCGATCGTCAGCGGCGTGAAGGTGCTCGAGCAGCCAGTCGTCCAGGGATCGCTGATACCAGTGAAGCTGGGCGGCTTCGACGAGCTGCGCGGCGCGCTGAACTTCTGCACGTTCCGGGTGACCCTCGCGAACGGCGAGCAGATCGACCGCACGCTGTGGTTCAGCAAGGTCGACGGGCAGTGGGTGCTGGAGAAGGATCCAGACGACAAGCGCTATTACGTGGCCGACGTCAGCAGGGATCTCATCGACAGCAACACCACCGTCACCGCTGTGGCAGCGACCGCTGTCGGCGTGGCTGAGTTGGTCAAGCCGCAGATGCAGGGGCGCCTGGCGGTGATCAAGCTAGGCGGCCTGGACACCTCGGCCGATCCGCTGAACTTCTGCAAGCTGCGCTTCGACTGTGCAAGCGGCGAGCGCTTCTTCCGCACCATTCATTTCAAGAGGGTGGACAACTGATGATCGACGCATCGCAGATGCCGCGCGTGCCGAGCGAGCTGCTGCAGCAAGAGCAGCAGGCCGCTGAGTACGTGCGCGCGCCGGTCGCCACCGGCGCCGCGCCTGGCGCCGGCCGCCCGCCAGCAATACAAGGAACGACCCGATGAGCCTGAAACTGATCACCCCGCCGGCGGCGCTTGCGGTATCGCTCGACGCTGCGCGCATGTCGGCGCGGCTGGACGGCGAAGAGGCGGACATAGAGCTGCGCCAGGTCATCGGCCAGCACACGGGCGAAGCCGAGCACCTGACCGGCCGCGCATTCGTGCAGCAGACCTACCGGCTCACGCTCGACCGCTTCGCCGGCGCCATTCTGCTGGAGCACCCGCCGATCATGGCGGTGACGCACATCAAGTTCTACGACGCCGACGGCGCGCAGCAAATGCTCGATCCGCAGGACTACATCCTGGACGCCGAGAGCGAGCCGGGCTATGTGGTGCCGGCGCCGGGCCGCGCCTGGCCGGCCACTCAGGCGCGCGTGAACGCGGTCGAGGTGGTCTACACCTGCGGGTACGGCGCCGACGACACGGCGGTGCCGGCCGAGGTCAAGGGTTACATCCTGGGCAAGGTGTCGGAGCACTTCGCGCCGGCGGGCACGCCGAAAAGCGAGTTTCTGCACTGCTTGCTGGACCGCTCACGGGTGTACGCATGATGAACGACCGAATCACCCTGCAGCGCCGCGAAGTCGGCGAAGACACGCTCGGGCAGGATATTGATGTCTGGCCTGACATCGCGACCGTGTGGGCGCACGTCCGCTTTCCGAGCGGCGCCGAACTGATACGCGCCGGCGCGCAGGTCTCGGTCGTCAAGTGCTCGATCCGCATTCGCCGGCGTACGGACATCGACACCGCCGCGCGCGTGCAGTACAAGGGCAAGGTCTACAACATCGAGTCGGCATTGCCTGACGATCGTGACCCGCGATTTATGTTCCTGGTCTGCGAGGGTTCGAAGTGATCCGCGTTGACTTGGACTCGCTGAATCTTCAGCTCGAGCACGATGCTAACGCGCTTGAGCGCGCGGCGCGGCCGGCGGCGCAGGCTGCTGCACAGGTGCTCTACATCGAGGCGCGGCGCAACGCCATGGCAATTCGGCGCGTGTCGGGCAACCTGATCAGCAGCATCTACCAGGCATATTCCGAGCGCAAGAGTGCGCCCGGGCGCGCGACGTACCACGTCAGCTGGAATCCGCGCAAAGCGCCGCACGGCCACCTGGTCGAGTGGGGCCACATTCAGCGGTACGTGTCCTACGTCGGCAAGGATGGCAACTGGTACACCGCAGTGCGGCCGGAAATGCGCGGAAAGCCCAAGCCCAAACGCCGGGCGCCGCAGGCTGAAAAGGATGCTTATTACGTCACGCTGCCTGCGCCAAAACAGATCGCTGCAAACCCGTTTATGCGCCGGGCGGCGGTCAAAGAACAAGAGGCCATCGCCGCGGCGGTGGCTGAAATCTTGAAGGATTTCCAATGATGCTGGAAGAAAAGCTGGTCGCGTTGATCAAGCCGATCTGTGCGCGCGTGAAGCCGGACTTTGCGCCGGTCAACACCGAGCTGCCCTACGTCACATTCCAGCAGGTGGGTGGCCAGGCGCCGGACTTCCTCGATGGATTGGTCCCGAGCCTGGAAAACGCGGAAGTCCAGGTCAACATTTGGGCGAAATCCCGGCTGGAAGCGAAGACCTTGATGATGCAAATCGAGGTTGCCATCATCGAGGCCACCACCATCCAGGCGAGCCCGGTCAGCGCATGCGTAGCGGATTTTGACTACGACATGGAACGCTACGGCGCCCGTCAAGACTTCAGCATCTGGTCTGATCGATAGATCGCCCCAACCAATTCAAGCCGCCCGAGAAATCCGGGCGGCTTTTTCTTTGCCCGGCCACCGGGCTTTACCTGAAAGGCCCACAAATGCAACTTCCAAACAACATCGCGTTCGCTGTTGCGAGCGCATTCGCCGCCGCCGTCGCGATCACCGCGATCACCAATGCGACCGAGGCGGTCGCCTCGGCAGCGAACGGCTTCGCCGCCGGTGATTACGTCGAATATTACGGCGGCTGGAGCAAGGCCAACGGCCGCGTGTTCCGCCTGAAAGCTGCAACCGGCACCACGTTCACGCTCGAGGGCCTGGACACCACCGACGTGACCCTGTACCCGGCCGGCACGGGCGTGGGCAGTGTGCGCAAGGTCGCGACCTGGGTGCCGGTCACCGGCATCACTGCAGCTGAGGTCACCGGCGGCGACGGCAAGTTCGTCGAAGTGCCGCTGCTCGACACGGACATGCCGGTCAACCTGCCGGACGGCTTCACCGCCACCACCGTCGCCCTGACGATCGCGGACGAGAAGGGCGCCGCCCACCACGCCGCGCTCAAGGCGCTGTCGGATGGCGTGAAGCTGACCTGCCTGCGCGGCACGCTGCCGGGCGGCGCCGTGCTGCTGTACGCCGGCTATTGCAGCTTCTCGGAAAGCCCTTCGCTGGCCAAGGGCAGCGTGATGGCCGTGAAGGCCACCTTCTCGCTGCAAAACAAGGTCGTCCGCTACTAAACGAGTTGCCAGCCGATGCCGGAATGCCGGCATCGGCCTTTTCCGCCGCGGGGTCGCGCCTCGCGGTCTTTTTTATTACCTCCCAATCGAAAGACAAAATCATGGCAAAAGCATCCAAAATCGTTCTCGGCAAGCGTCCTACTTCGTTCAAGAAAGACGTCTCGTTCGCAATGCTCGACGGTAGCAAAGGCTGCATCGAGATCGAATACGCGTACCGCACTCGCACCGAATACGCGAAATTTGCGGACGAAATCCAAGCCGCCAGCCAGGCGAAGGCCGATGCCGAGGCGGCGCGCTTCAAGGCGGCTGCCGCCGCCGGCGAAGCTCTCCCGGAATTCCGCCAGGCTGACCTGGTCGCGCACCAAGTGCAGATCACCGTCGAATCCATCATGAAGTCGGTCAAGGGCTGGAATCTGGATATCTCGTTCGACCGCGAGGCCGTCGAGCAGCTGGTCGACGAACTGCCGGCCGCCGTTGCGCAGATCCTGAGCGATTACCGCGAAGCGATCACCGAAGGCCGCCTGGGAAACTAAGGGCCGTCGCCGGCGCCATGTTCAAGCCAGGTCTGAGTGAAAAAGACCTGGCCGAAATGGAGACGGCGGGGCTGACCGAGGAAGACTTTCCCGAAGAAGAGGTCGAGGTCTGGCCCGAAAACGTGGCCGCGCACGCTTTATTCAGCGCTCTTCAAACGCAATGGCGCGCCGGCGCCATGGGGGTAATCGGCCTCGACTACAACACCCTGTTCCACAAGATGGATCGCATGGATCTGACGGCCGAAGAATACCTCGACTTGGAGGATGACCTCCGCGCCATGGAATACGCGGCCCTTGCGGCCATGCACACGAAAAACGACTGAGGTAACGATGACTGAAGAGCGCCGCATTCAACTTGTCACCGAGGTCGACACTTCCGGCGCCCGCGCGGGCTTCGATGAAATCGGGCAGCAGGCCGGCCAAATGGCCGGGACCGTCACGCGCGCCGGCCAGCAAGCGGAGCGGGCTGTCAATGAAATCGGCAGTGGCGCCGGCGCCGCATCGGCAAAGGTTGAGGCGGCCCAGCGTAACTTGGTGGGGGCCATCCAACGCACCACCGCGCAGATGGAAGCGGGATCGCGCTCGAGCTCGAAATACTACGAGACCCTGGCGCAGCAGCGCGGCGTCGATACGCAGGTGCTGGAGCCATATCTGGCGCAACTGCGCGCGGTCGAGTTGGCGCAGGCTCGCGCACGCACGTCTGCGTTAGGCGGCGCTGCCGGCTTGGATGACCTAGGCATTAGCGCAGGGCAAACCCGCGCGGCGCTCCAGCAGTTGCCGGCGCAAATCACGGACGTAGTGACTTCGCTGCAAGGCGGTATGGACCCGATGACGATCCTGGTCCAGCAAGGCGGTCAGGTGGTCGATGCTTTCGGGGGGATTCAGCAGGCATTCCAGGGTATCGGTCAATACCTGGCGCGCTTGATCACGCCCTTGACGCTGGTCGCAGCAGCGACTGCCGGCCTAGCCGTCGCTTTCAAGTCAGGCTCAAGCGAGGCTGACGATTACGCGCGAGCGCTTGCAGAGTCAGGCAATGCCATTGGCGCTACCACTGACCAAATGGCCGAGGCCGCTCGTCAGACGGCGGAACTCTCAGGCTCGCAAAAAGACGCTGGTGCCGCAGTGAGAGCGCTAGCCGGCGCAAACCAGGTCTCAGCCGAGAACATGCAGCGCTTCGCGGTCATTGCGACCGAGGGGCAGCGGGTACTTGGGCGCTCGATTGAAGACACCGTGTCTGCGTTCGATGCACTGGGCTCGTCACCGCTTGCGACCCTGTCGAGCCTGAACGATAAATACCACTTTTTGACAGCCGAGGTGTATGCGCAGGTCAAGGCGCTTGAAGACCAAGGCCGCGCCGCTGAAGCGGCTACTGCTGCCCAGCTTGCCTACGCCGATGGGATGGAAAAACAGCGGTATAAGGTGATTGACACCCTGTCCGACTGGGAGCGCGGCTGGATGCGCATCAAGCGGTGGACATCGGAGGCCATGGACTCGATTCCTGGCGTAGGCCGCGCCGCTACGGACTTCCAGAAGATCAATGGCTTGCTGGATGACCGCGAGAGCATTGAAAAGAATATTGCCGACGCTATCGATCGCAAGGATAAGTATGGCGAGCGAGTCCAGCGCGCTGCACTGAAAAGGATCGACGACGAAATCACGGCTGTAAGGGCCAGCGGTGATGCAAAAAGGGCCGCTGCCAAAGCGGAGGCCGATGCGGCGCAGGCGGCGGAGGCGCGCATCAAATGGGACAACCAGAGCGATAAATACCTTGAAAAAGGCATCCGGCTAAAGCGCGAGGAAATTCGGATTCGCAATGAAGGCGTGGCCGCTGGCGTCAGTGAAAAGGAAATCATTGAACGGATTGCTGCAGCGCGCAAAACCGCACTGCAGGGCGACTGGGATGCTGCAGCCAAGAAGCGTGAGGACGCAATGCGCGCGGAAGCGGCCGCCCTGGCTGAGATTTCCGGGTTGACGAGCACTTTCGCCGCTGACTGGAAGATGCTGAGCGACCTGTATGGGAAGGGGGCAATCTCTCTTGAGCAGCTGACGAAGCAGCAGGCTGATCTTTTGGCGAACCAGCCCGGCATCAAGGCCGCAGCGGAGCAGGAAATCGCCGACCGGAAATCGATGCTGGCAGCGGCAGAGGATTACGCGAAAGCATTCGACGTTGCCGCCAACGCGAAAACCAAAGCGCATGGCGACCTGCAGGCCCAGCGCGCCGAGAACGAGCAGATCGGGCTGGGCAGCCTGGCGCTGGCCGAACTCAACGCCACCCGCCTGGAGAGCCTGGCTCTCCGTGCTGAAGAGAAGGTCTGGGCTGCCGAGGGCATGGACATCACCGGCCAGATGGCTGAGCAGTACCGCGCGGAAGCGGAGGCGCTTCGTGCGCGAGCGCAGGCGGTGCGAGAGGGCGCAGCAAAGCAGCTCACCTTCGACACCAACAAAAAAGCGCTGGACGAGCTGAACCAGTTCCTCGACCCGGCGCGCGCACAGACCTTCGGCGAAGCGCTGAAGGGCGCGTTCGGCGCCGCCGGCGATTCGATGACGCAGCTGGTCACCTCGCTGGATGCCTACGGCATTCGCCAGGCCGAGATCGACAAAGCCCGGAAGGACGCATCGGTCAAATATGCGACCGACGCCAAGGGCTACGCCGACGCGTCGGCGGCAATCACCGCCAAAGAGGTCAAGAGTCGGCTGAGCGGATACGGCGACATGGCAGCGGCGGCGAAGGGCTTCTTCTCCGAGGGCAGCAAGGGCTATAACGTCCTGTCCGGCGCGGAGAGGGCGTACCGCGCGGCCGAGCTCGCCATGGCGCTGCAGGCGATGACGAAGAAGATCTTCTTCAAGCAGGCCGAGGTGACGACCAATACTGCGCTCAATGCGACCAAGCTGACTGGCGAGGCAGCAGCAAGTGCAGCATCGACGGGCTTGGCAGCAACCGAAGCCAGCGCCTGGGGCATTACCGCCGTGGTCAAGGCAATCGCATCGCTGCCGTTCCCGCTGAACCTGGCGGCCGGTGCCGCCACGCTGGCGGCCGTCGTCGCGATCGGCGCCAAGATGTTTGGTGGTATCGGTGGTGGCGGCATCAGCCTTTCAGAGTCGCGCCAGAAAGCGCAGGGTACTGGGTCAGTGCTGGGGTCCGATGAAAAATCGGATTCGATTGCAAATGCCCTGTCCGCGATCGAGAGTGCGACTTCGAAGAGTTTGAACATCAGCAACGGCATGCTGACCTCGCTGCGCAACATCGAGGCTGGGATCGGGCAATTCGCCTCGCTGCTGGTGCGCACCACTGGCGTGACCGGTGAGTTCGGCAGCAACATGGCCACGCGGGGCAGTGCCGATGCCTTCGGACGGTCGACCTTGGGTGTGCTGGCCACTGGCGGCATTGTCGGGCTGGCCCTCGACAAGCTCACCGGCGGCTGGGTCGGCAAGATCACCGGCTCTGTGCTGAATTCGGTGTTCGGCGGCAAGCAAACCGTCGAAGACACCGGCTTCACGATGGGACGCGCCAACTTCGGCAGCATCCTCACCGGAGGTGTGGCGGCGTCGCAATACGCAGACATTAAAAAGGACGGCGGCTGGTTCAGCAGCGATAAGCGCCGCACGCAGCTGGAAGGAATCGGCACCGAAGGCAATCGCCAAATCAGCACCATTCTGACGTCGCTGTACGACACGGTGTTCGAGGCTGGCAAGTTGCTCGGGATCAGTGGTGACGCCTTCTCGACGCAGCTGAACAGCTTCGTTGTCGACATCGGCAAGATCAGCCTGAAGGGCAAGACCGGCGAGCAGATCCAGGAGGAGTTGTCTGCCGTCTTCTCGAAGGTCGGTGACGACCTGGCAAGCTTCAGCGTGGCCGGCATCACCCAGTTTCAGAAGGTAGGCGAGGGCGCGCTGGAAACGCTGGCACGCGTGGCGACAAATTACGCCAGCCTCGATGCGGTGCTGGGCAGCCTCGGCAAAACGTTTGGCGCCACCGGCATTGCCAGTATCGCTGCGCGGGAAGACCTGCTGACGATGGTTGGCGGGATCGATGAGTTGGCTAGCAAGACGTCGTCCTTCGCCGAAAACTTCTTGACCGAGGCGGAGCGCCTGGCGCCGGTGCAAAAGTACGTGACCGAGCAGTTGGCCCTGATGGGCAAGTCAGACCTGCGCTCGCGTGATTCGTTCAAGCAGTACGTGTTGGGCCTGGACCTGACCAATGCTGCTCAGCGCGCGCAGTACAGCACGCTGATGAATCTGCAGGAAGCGTTTGCGCAGCTCTACCCGGAAATCGAAGACGGCACGAAGTCGATCGCGGATGCGAAAACGGCCCTGGCCGACGCCTACAACGCCGAGAACGACGCGATCAGTTCGACGATCGACCGGCTCACGTCGTTCGCATCGAGCCTGAAGAACATTCGCGAGAGTGCGCTTTTGGGAGGCCTGTCGCCACTGTCGCCGCAGCAGAAATACGTTGAGGCGAAGGCGCAGTACGAGGCGGTGCTGGCGGCTGCGCGCGGCGGCGATGCAGATGCGCAATCGAACTATCAGGCTGCCTTCAACTCGTTCCTGACGGCGAGCCGGGCTGTCTTCGCCAGCAGTGGCCAATACCAGAGCGACTTCGACTATGCGCAGGCCTCGACGGCGGAAGCCGAGCGCTGGGCCTCGCAACAGGTCGACGTGGCCAAGGCGCAGCTGGACGCGCTGAAGCTGTCGGTGTCCGGGCTGATCGACATCAACAAGTCGGTGCTGTCGGTGCGGGATGCGATCGCGCAGCTGTACCTGGCGGAGGGCAAGACGCCTCCGGATCTGGCGTCGGCGGCGCCGGTGATTTCCATGCCGACGCCGGTGATGTACGCCAGCTATGGGGCGGACAACACCACTGCGCTCGTCGCCGAGATCAGGGCGCTGCGCCAGGAAGTGTCGACGCTGCGTGCGGAGCAGGGCGTCCAGACTGCACACATGATCGAGGCGCAGGCGCGCGCCACCAGCGAATCTGCCGAAGTCATCGCGGAGGCCACCACCACCGCGGTGAAGTCCTCTGTCTACGTTGAGAAAAGGGTTGCACCTGCATGACTGATGCCCAGTTCCTGGCCTGGCTGCAAAGCTCGGCCGCGTATCGTGTCGTCCTGATCGAGGCGGCGGCGCTGGTGAATGGCGTGGAAACCATGGTCTACATGGCGACCAAGCCCTACACCACGTCGCCGGCCGACATCCCGGCCAACACGCAGTACCTTCCCATCGCCACTGTCGGCACGCTGTTCACCGAACGGCTGTCGCTCGAGGGTGATGGCTCGCTGTCCGAGGGCGATCTTGAAATCGAGAACGTCGGCGGCGCGCGCGATGATTGGGCGGCGCCCGGTTACGTCTGGGCGAATCGTCCGATCCGTGCCTACATCGGTGACCTGCGGTGGCCGCGCGCCGATTTCCAGATGATCTTCAATGGGATCATCGCCGATATCGCGCCGCGCGGACGCCAGGCGCTGGTGCTCAAGCTGCGCGACAAGCTGCAGCGCCTGAACACGGCGATCAGCGAAGCGAAGCTGGGCGGGCAGGGGGAGCAGCGGGATTCGCTGCTGCCGATCGCGCTGGGCCAGGTGTTCAACGTGTCGCCGCTGCTGGCGAACGCCGCGATCCTCAAGTACCAGGTGCACGCCGGGCCGATCGCCCAGATCATCGAGGTCCGTGACAACGGCGCACCGGTGGCGTTCACCGCCGATCTGGCGGCCGGCACCTTCCAGCTGAGCGCCGCGCCGGCTGGCGTGGTGACCGCATCGGTGCGCGGCCATGCCGCCGGCGGCTACGTCGACACCGCGGCGCAGCTGGTCAAGCGGCTGGCGACAGGCTATGGCAAACCGGCGGACCGGCTCACCGATGCCGACATCGACCTGCCGAACTTCGCGGCATTCGACGCCGCGCACCCGCAGCCGATGGGACTGCATTCGACCGATCGGCAAAACGTGCTGGTGGTATGCCAGGCCCTACTCGGCAGCCTGGGTGCTCAGCTCGTGATGTCGCGCCTGGGCGTCGCGCGGTTGATCCAGGTCGCTCTGCCGGGAACTGGCGCTCCGGCGGTGATCCGGCCCGAGCACATGGTGAGCGAACTGGACCCCACCGGGCGCACCGATGTGCTCGGCGCGGTGAAGCTCGGCTTCGCGAAAAGCTGGACCGCGCAGGACGCCGGCACGCTGGCCAACCTGCCCGAGGTGCACAAGGCGCTCTTCGTGGAAGAGTGGTTGACCACCACCAGGACCGACGCGGCGACGCTGGCCACCTACCGGCTCAACTCCGAGCCGGTGCAGATCGACACCATGCTGATCACCCGCGCCGACGCCGACGTCGAGGCGCAGCGCCGGCTCGACCTGTGGAACATGCCGCGCACGACCTACGAGTTCGAAGGCGTGCCGGAACTGCTGCAGCTCGAGTTGGGCCAGGCGGTCATCGTCTACAGCCCGCGCTTCGGCATGGTCGATGGCGTTGCAGGCATCGTTATTTCATTGGCGCCCGACTGGAACACCGGGCGCGTCAAGGTAGGGTTTCTCGTATGAGCGAAGTGCTGAACGACCGTGACGCCATCCTGCAGGCCGCCGCGGTCCGGATCGTCAACCCGAAGAACGCATCGATCCTGCTGAACGCGGTGCCGGCGATGTTCCACCTTAACGCCGCCGGCGCGCCGGACGTTCCG